AATGATGGAAAACAAACTCCAAGTAGTCTTAAGCAAATACGATTGTTTATTTCTAAACAATTTGTTAAATTGTAAATGGTATTTGTGCACTTAATAACTCGATTTATAAATCATTAAGACATAGATGATTCTATAGGAGTTAGACCTAATCCGTAAGTGCGTTGCGTACATATGGAGAAATTAAACTTTTTAAATCCACACTTACGAAACAAAGAAATATTAGAAAAATTCACTTTGTATAGTTTAAAAGCAGATTCTAAAGCTATGGATTTTTAATGTGGATAATAGGTATATGATTATTATTTATAACATTGTACCTGTGATTAAAACAAATTGAAAAGAAAAATTAATCACGAACTGCCAAACTTTACTAAAGACATTACCTACGGTTCATACGGGTCGTGTCCTTTGAATTCTATTGCTGCAATGTTGGGAAGACATGGTTATACAATGTTGACTTATGAAAGAGAAATGTTGTAAGACTTTTAAGAATTTGTTTAGAGAGGGAAATTTATGGAGAAGATATATTAGTAAGTATTGTTTATGACTGAAGACGAAAAATCATGGACAAAATATTACGAACATGTCAGATCAACCAACCCGACTAAAGCAAGTTAGTATGCAGCAGCAAGGTAGAAAGCCATATCTGGAGACAAAATAAGTTTCGGATATGAGTGTTTCCCCAAAACAGGGGAATGGTTCGTATTTAAGAACCACGAGGACCTTAAAAAGAGGTCCAACCGTCCTAGAAATATCTTTAATCCACCAATGTGGATAAAAGCAATAGGCGGACATTATAATTACATTTTATTGAAAGCTTTTAAGAAAGCCTTTCCATATTACGTGGGTAATTATAATTTGACATAACTGGAAGAACATTTTGATAAAGAATTTTCCAGATTTAAGAATCCTAAATCTATAGCAATTGATGGAAGTAGTCACGATTCTCATTAGCATGCTAGTATAATATAAATTGTAGACAATTTGTTAATCGATACTACTTTTGCTAGAGTTTTCGAATCATTAGATTTACCAGGGTTTTTAAGAGATGATGTTTACCAAATGATGACATCAATAGAGAGTGACGTTACGAGCTATCACAAGGTGAACGGAAAACGATAACGTTTGTTTAAAACTACCATAAAAGGAACGGTATTTAGTGGTCATCCATCCAGAACAACTTTAGGAAACTCATTAAGGGTTATGTTATATAATTTATATATGATGGAAAAAGCTGGAATTACTAAATATTCATTATCCGTTGGAGGAGATGATACTTTTATTTTGTTAGAAAAACAAGACCTTGATAATTTTGAGGCCGTTTTCAAATTATGTTATTCACCAATACCCAGTGGTAATTATGGTTTAGGATAGTGTGCTAGGTTTATGTAGGTGTTACCAGATTACACCATAGACTTTTTAAGTAGGATCGGGATATGTAAATATGGATAAACTTTTATGTTTAGGAACATAAATAGAGTTATATTTAATTAATTATGGAGTGATTCAACAGCTTCTGATAAAGACATTTACGATGCGTAAATGTATGGTTTATTGGCAGTAGGAAAAACGCTTTATAATTATGATTTATCCAGAGAGTATTTACACACGACACTATCTAAGAATATAGTTAAGCATGTTTAATAAATATTAGGGTATTAATATTAAGGGGACTAAGAAGTTTTATTAACTTATCTGTAATCATTGTTATCGACCTCTGTTGACCTGTATGGCGATGACTTATATAATGATTTAATTTGTAAAGTAGGAGACTCTAAAGGAGTTCACAGAAGTTATTATGCTGATATCAAATTGGCTATCTAGAATAAAGATAATGATGTGAACTATACTACAGAGCATACAGGATTGAAATATGATATAGGTTTTAGATAAAAGACTAATCGTATTTCCTTATAACTTGGCTTAACTAGCGGTTATAAGTATCACAGTTAATAAACATAAAAACAAGCCGGGAAGACAATCGGTAAGAAAATCAGTCTCCTGTTCGAGGTAGTCGAACAACTAAGTTAAAGTTTCTAACAAACTTAAAAAGTTAGCGTAGGTTGCGATAGAGCCTGTTAGTCTGAGTAAAACTAACATTAAGACCATAGAGAAACCGTAGGTTTCGTTTGTGGCACACGATGACAAATGTGATGGATTTTCCAAAGATTCCATAGGGGTAATTAATGGTCCATAAAGAAAATAATTATCCAGAAAATCTGCCAGTTTTAATCCTATAAAGTAGGAACTAAAATAGATTAAACAGTAGGTTTCAAAAATAAATACACAATAATAGATGCGTAAAAAGGCGGTCTAAAGAAATGTGAATTAAGATGGAAGGCTAATAAGAGGATCAAAGAAGTCTTTCTTCAATTAAGCTGCATATAATGCTAAAGATAAAGTAGAGAAGTATTATAAGTCAGTTTTAGCACCATTTAATACAGAAGTGTCTAGGGGGCCTTCTGATTTTTATATGCCAACTTCAGTATTGGATTATAAGTATACATTTGATGTTACTTTTGGTAATTCTGCTGGGGTCTGCGTTTTATATCCTCATTTTTTAGTAGGATAATAAACAACCAATTCACCAAGTTGGTTAAATACTTAAGCTTATGCAAACTTGAATGGAGGCCAATTCTTAGGAAATGCAGGAATAAATGTGGTATAATCACCATTATTTTCTTATTGGTCTGGTTAAGTTGGGTCAACAAATGCAAATGCTAGATGGATGTCAGCAAGAGTAGTACGTTGCGGAATGCGTATTATTCCATAATCTAATATTTAAACAAAATAGGGAACATTAACCATAGGAATGGTACCTGGGAAAACTGAAGCTCCAGGCAACAGTTCTAACGCTTTACCTAGTGTTTAATAATTGAGATAATATCCAACTTCTTACGAAGTAGGACTGGCAACCTTAGGACCGACAGGAACAGATTACATTTGGCTACCGTTAGATCCATAAGATTTAATTTTTAATTAAGGGTCAGTTAGTAGTGACACAGATGAAGCAAACAATTTGTTCAGATCTCCGATAATCGCTTTATTCACAGGATTATCCAATAACGATTCATATCATATCTAGATTAGTATAGCTTATGAATACGTTCCAGTCCCAAGTTTTGAGTCTTGGGCACCCATATAACCGTCTGGTATTGATACTACGGTTACAAGGTCATTAAACAAGGTCATTTCACATGATATTCCAGACGCGGTGTCAGGAGGATTAGGGTAGAAGATGTTTAATGTAG